GTTATCAGCCTCAGATTCCCTAATAAGGCTAGGATGTTTTCCGATAATATTCTCAATCGTCTTGTTAATATCTTCTGGTCGCCATTCCTTATCATCGTTGTTGAATGTCATTTTAACTGCACCGACAATTTGTAGCTTCTGCTGGGCTGTAGCTAGTCGTTGCTCCCTAGCGTCATTATCATCGTCTGGGATGAGTCCTAGCATTGTAGTTGTCATGTAACGCCTATAGTAAGTAATAGCAGCTCCTACAGCCTGCGGGTCTTGCCTGGTGAGTACCATCATCATGTACTCAGTCTTTTCTTCACCGCTTGGCAAGTGGTATAGGGTACTCTTGTAGTAATTCCCTGATATTCCTCGGTCATCTGATGAGGTTACAGAACCATACACCACCACCTGATTATCTTTTAATAAGTGTTTCACTGAATCCCACGTAGACGTTAGGTTAGAGTATTTAAACTTACCCTGACCCACTTGTCCACTAGACTCCTTCTTTAGGTATTCGGCTTGTTGCTGAATGTTAAAGATGGCCTGCATAATGCCAGTCTTTTCTGTTGTTTCGCTCATTTGGTCATTTCCTTTCTTGTTATCCTTATTGTAGCACAAGTGGTATTACGATGCAATACTATTGGCTATTTAATTTCCGTATGGTATTATTTACCGGAGTTGTTAAATAGTTTGGTCACATCCTTTCAACTCTCTAAACGCCCCATTCCCACGGGGCGTTTTTTGGTGTATGATGCAAGTATCAGCTCCCTACAGCTGCGTACCTTATACTAATACACGGAATCTGCATGTGGTGGTTTTTCGTGTGTAGTTCAAAAACTTGCAAGCCTGTGGTCCTCCCTTTTGATTACTTACCCTCATCAAAAAAAGTCCACAGGCTTTTTGCTTGGCTGTGGTATAATATAAATAACTGAAACGTTTCGTAGAAAAACTTAGTAGGGGGTATATATAAAACCTGGCGGTTAAGCCAGGTACGTTTCGTAGATGCTCTTATTATAGCATCTACAGATTTATATGCAAATACTTTTACAATAAAATAGTTCGCAGCCTATATAAAACTGCCGGTGCAGTACTTACAGGCTTGGGAAACGCCGTGATTAAATGTTAAGTTTCCCCGACTTACTAAGTACTGAACTATTGAACTATCAGTTGAGACAGATCGGAACTGGCAAGCAAGGAGTAGTCCTTAGAGCATTGTCTGGTAGTGAGAATAGATTGTAGAGGGTTTTACGGTTAACTTCCTAAGTAGTAGGGAGAGACCCGTTATGTGTATATAGTACGTGTAGCAGGTAAAGAAAGAACCCCTCCGTGTACTTAGGAGGGGTTTAACTTGTTCGAACTATTCTATTGTAAACTTACTTTTTCTTCTTGTCTAGTAATTCATGAGTTTTGCGGTGCATCTCTAACGCTTCCTGGTGCCTGCGCTCGTGGTTAGACTCCGCTCTTCGTCCCCATAGATACCCTAATCCAGCAAGTATGGCAGAGGCAATCAGGTTTGAGTAGAGCCCACCATAAGGGTACCCAAAGTTCTGTACTAAAAACTCCGTGAGCTCTTTCATTTATTCAGCAGGGCTTTAAATGCAGGCTTTAGAACCAAGTTGTATACTGCAGAGAATCCTGCGCCAATCGCACCAGCTAAAGCAAGTCTATCCATAGAGAAGTTTGTAGTAGCCCACGTTGCACCAGCTGTCTGTAAGAATGTAATGACGATATTAGTTAGTATCGTCTTATTAGACTCTAGTTTAGTGTACATATCCTGTAGTATGCCAGTGTTACCGACCGCAGGTGTTTGTGTAGCTGTATCTTGAGGTTGGCTCACAACTGGTGGCTTTTCTGGCTCTTCTTGATGTACGGGTTGTTGTGGCGCGGTTGGTGATGATATTGTCGGCACAGGTAATGGACGTGCAATAGGAACTGGTGTACCTGAGTTATCACCCGATACCTCTGTAGCAGTTTCAAGGTCTACCCAGAATGATAATCCACTATATTCAATCTTAGCCAACCATCGTCCACTACTTTGTCCAACGTCTGATACAAGAAACTTTCCAGGAATCTTATAATGTGAACCAATATCGAGCACCTGGTCGGTAGTAGCGTAGCCATCTGAGTCAACTTCTACTACGGCAGCGGCAGGGATGCCATTATCAGCCCAAGTAAAGCCAACAGGACACAGAACATTGGTGCGTACTTGCCAAACGTCGCTAATAGCTTGTACATCATCAGCTGTATACGACTGATCGAACGCGATATACGAACCAATCTCTACTACTTGGTCTGTTGGATTATTAACTATCCCCTGAGTAGTGCCGCTGTACCTGTAGAAAGTCTGGGGAACATTACCATTAACTGAATGAAGCCAGTCATAATTACTAGTCGCTATACCGTTATATCCGTAGCTACAATGGTCTATATTATCTTCGTCCGTAAATATACCAGTATGTCCTAGACTTCCTGTGGAATTGCCCCTAATACCCCATATAAATACATCACCGCGTTTAGTATCAAAGTTTCCCTGAGCGTTTGGTTGCAATTGTACCCATCCATTATGCTCTAAATCATTAAACAGAGTATCCGTGTTGCCGATATAGATGTTTGATGGTAAGAACCCACCTTGAATGAGAGAGAAATATAGCGCACTAGAACAATCGTAGCTATTAGGGCCGCGACGTTCTGTCATAGAGTAAGTTACCTTACCCTTTCTATCTTCGTACCACTGAATTGTTGAATCAATACTTGGCATATTTATCTCCTTTAATTTATTGCGCATTTAACAATCTGGCCGTTGAGTACCTGCCAATTATCTGTTTCCGAATACTTTACCTCCCATCTGTTTTTAAGTAGGTTACATTGTATCTGTGGGGTTTTCCCGTCGATACCATCTTTTCCGTCAGTGTTCTTTATAGGGTTAGCTATTAAATAGTTATTGACTGCTTGCTGTACTTGTTCGTCTGTTGCATTTGAGCCATTCGTACCGTTAGACCCATTTTTAATTGGGTTCTGCGCGAGATAGGTGCTAACAGCGTGGCTTATCTGTTCGGGAGTGGCATTTTTACCATCCGTTCCATTTGTAGGGGTTGGAATATTGCTTATCTCTGAATGGACCTGTGAAGAAATAACATCTTTTAGATTCTCTTTAAGAGAACCTTGTTGTTGAATGAGTATATAAGTAGTAAGCACACTTGCCGCTAAAGCTATGAGTAATACGAACCATGCTATATATCTCAGCTTTTTCATTATTTTTTTAAGGCGAGGTACATTATTATCGCCTCTCCAATAATAATTACGGATTCGCCAATAATTGTCCTAAATAACCAGTTAATGTTCCTTTTTAAAGGGCCATACTCAAGATGTATCTTTTCGATCTCTTCCTTAATCTTTTCATTGGTGGTTTGCTCACTTGCGGAAAGTTGCGAGGTGGTCACGAGGCCACTTGTCTGGGTGAGGAGCGTGTCAAGTTTACCATTTACCTCTAGAACTTTATTCATCACGGCATCGAGCTGGTATACTTTGGCTGGCTGTTCTGATTCTGCTTGTGAGCGTTGTTCCACGTCTAGTCCCCGTATACAATAAAGTCAACTGTTAATGTAGCATCGTAATTATCGAAAGTCATTCCAAACTCGCCTTGAGAAAAGCTTGTGACGTATCCTGCGAGCTTACGAGTGCTTGTACCACTGACATTCCTATAATGCATAATCGCGTAAGTTGTAGAGCGGTATGATTCACGTTTGGTGCTGTCTACAAGAATTGACTTAGAACGGTTACGTGTACCATCGCTAAATCCTGTAGATGACTCTGCGCTGCTCGTTGTACTCGGAGTGACTTGAAAAGAAATACCTCTAACATTCATTGTATAGTCATTAAGGTCAATCAGAACATTTGTGCTGTTGACGGTAAATGACCCTACTTCGACTTTCATCTAGAGTTTTCCCGCTTTCCTCATTTTCTGGAACATCGCGCCTGCTACACGTTCACCGGCCTCTTTAGAGCCGTACTCTTTACCGGCTTTATCTGCGATTTTATCGAAGTTCTTGCCTTTTTTGCCCATATCTTTGCCACCACGAGCCTCTTTAGCTGCTTTAGCCTTTGATAGTACTTTCTTCATGTCTTTCATAGGTTCTCCTATTAAAAACAACCGCACTGACGCGGCTGTTGCCTTATAAGGTGATTATATAGTATAGTGCGAGGTATGCAAAGAGTGATCGAACCCCAAGAAGGACGTGTGCTCGTCAGACTCGAAACTTCTGAATATGGCGCTATTCCAGTGCCAGAGAAAACTTATGATAGTGTAACGAGCGGTACGATACTATCAGTCAATGAAAAAGATAAAGATTCGTATGGGTATCTTGTAGGAAAAATAGGTTACTGGAAACTATACAAGGATGACCTAAGAGTTGGCGTTCTTCCTACTGGAGAGAAACTAGCACTTATTTTAATAAATGATATAGATGGGACTTCAGAAGAATGAAAGCAACGGACATCGTAACTGACAGAGACGTACTACAGAATAAGACTGCTAGTGCTAGCGAGCAAGTATATAAAGTAGCTAAAGCCGCTTATGGGCCAAAGGCTGGTAATGTTATCGTAGGGTTTAAATCGGGCGCACCACTTCTCTCAAGGGATGGCGTAACGAACATTAAGCGTATCAAACTCGCCGATGCAATCGAGGATGACATTGCGAAAGTAATCGTAGAAGCTTCTGAAAAGAACAACCAAAAGGTAGGCGATGGAACAACCGCAGTCGTTATTCTCTCACACCACCTCTTACAGGCTGCTCGAAAGCTTGAGAGTAAGGGTGTAAATCCTATGGAGGTTTCAGAGAAACTCCGACAAGCCGAAAAGAAAGTACTCGAATACATCGACTCTATTAAAAAGAAAACCACCGAGGAAGACTTACAAAAAGTCGCCACGGTTTCTGCGGGCGACCCTGAGCTAGGAGCGATGATTTCAGATGTCCTCCAAGAAGTTGGGGTAGATGGTGGTGTGATGATTGAACAGTACGAGGGTCTCGGTGTCCACAACGACATCGTAGATGGCTTCTATTTTCCTAGAGGATATAAAGATACTGCACTCATTAACGACCAATCTTCAAATCAGTCTCTTCATAAAGATGTGGCTATCCTCGTATCTAACAAGGCTTTTAATACAGAAGTTGAAATTGGCGAACTCCTTAATAGTATTGTGAGGAAAGGTATAAAAGAACTTGTTATTGTTGGCGAAGTCAATAATGCAGCCCTTGAAACTCTTGTAATGACCCGCGCGAAAGGTCTTCTTCTAGCTGTCCCTATCGACCCTCCATATACCGTAGGTGGTCGTACACTCTTCCTCGATGACATTGCACTCAAGACAGGTGCGACTGTATATGATGGTGTAAACTTCTCTCCTGAAGCACACTTAGGGTTTGCTAGTGAAGTCCTTGTCACTGAACACTCAACTACCATCTTACAAGGCGATAGCGATGATAAAGAGGTAAAGGAGCGTATCGAGAGCCTCAGGAAGCAACTCGCAGAAGAAGAGCATCCGCAATCCATCCAGTTCATCAAGGAACGCCTCGCACGTCTCACGGGTAAAATGGCTATCATCCGCGTGGGTGGTGCGATTGAATTTGAGCGCGAAGAGACTAAATTGCGTGTTCAAGATGCCGTTTGTGCAGTTCAGAGCGCGATGAAAGACGGAATCCTACCAGGTGGTGGTTCTACGCTCGCCCGAGTAAAAGGCACTGAGTTTGATGAGGCATTTAAACAACCATTTAAGGCACTCTTCGATAACGCCGGTCTTAATCCAGAATCTTACCTTGCTAAACTAGAAGAGGCAGACGTATGGCAAGGTTTCAACCTCCGCAACATCACAGACAAACCTGTAGATATGCTAGAAGAAGGCGTCATTGACCCATCATTAGTCATTTCAGAAGTAGCGACAAACGCTATTGCACTAGTAAGGGGCCTCATTACGGCAAGTGCCGCACTACCAGACCCAGACAAGGAGTAGTATGGAACTTATAGTGGGAATTTTAATTGGACTTTCGACAGGTGTACACATCGGTCTGTACTTGCACCGTATACTAGAGTTAGCGAGAAATATATGGAATCGCGACCCCGAACCAGAGGCTAGAGTAATAACTCCTCTCCGTCCTGGGTATGCTGATGTTACTGAACAATCATACATCGTGTCCCCTAAAACTCCTGACCAGATAGAACGTGAGGAACAGGCAAGGATTAGGAATATATGACCTCAACAGGATATATTGGCTCTGATGGAAAGTACCACCGTGGGGAGGATAAACCAATGGGTTTTGATGTAAACCCAACCCATAAGGAATGGCGTCACGATATGGAACGCAAACAATTCTCTAAAGAGATTATCCAACCCTATAAAGATAGTAAGGCGAACCCAGAGTTTATTAAAAACTACCCTGAGGAATCCAAAAAGTATTTTAGCGAAGATGTAATTAAAAGGATTGAGAGAGAATTATGAGTCAACTTATTCTTATGTTTTCAGAAGATATACCGTCTCCTGTATCAAAATATATAAGCAAAGAGATAGATGATAGAACAGTGGCCGGTAAATTATCTTCGCGTCCAGATATTATAGTGGTTACCGATGCCACATATAAAAGGCTTAAAAAAGAGGTATCAAAAATGTTATCATCTCCATATCATATGCTCGGTGAAATTACATTCCGCGGTATAAAAATCATTAAGAAGGAGGACTATGAGCCAAAAGATTAAAAAACAAATCGAAGAAGTAGAGAAAAAGTATACTATTGATGACGTGGACTTCCAATACCTCACAAACCTAGACAATGTACAAAGAGGTAGTGACTACTGGTTTAATCAGCTAAAAACCGAATATATAAAGCAGGTAGCCGTAAAGTTAGGCTACTCGCTAGACGATGAACTTGAATTTAGCATTGACCTTAAGTCTCCAGATAGAGAACTGACCATTAAGAAGCTTAGCTAGGCAAAGCCCCAGCGATACCACCAAGAACATTCTGCCGCATTCCGGCAGTTTGTTCGTTTTGCAGAAGACTAGGAAGAAGTTGCTGTGCCGCCTCAGGAGAAATGCCGAGAGTCTTAGCAAGCTGAGCTGCAACAGCCGCTTGTTGACCTCGGTAGGCGTTCGCAGCGGTTCCTGGTACGAGGCCGGATATAACACTACCGATACCACCTAGGCCTTGTGCGCCACCAGCATTGGCTATGCCACCAGGTAGTGCGCCGATTTCACCTTGTAGTATAGCGTTACTTTGAAGCTGAGGTGCGATAGAGGATAACACTCCGCCCATTTGGCCACCATATATGGATGGATGAGTTAACATGGTCTGCAAGAGAGCATTGATAGTATTCTGATTCTGGGGTTGACCTCCGTTCATAGTTTCTCCTTGTAAAGATGTGTTAGGTAAGCTTTCTACTGGTGCAGCACCCATATTAGGAGCATTAGCTGCTAGAACACCTCCAGCTCGTCCGAGTGTGTCCATAACTTTCTGTGCTTTCTCATTACCGATAGTCTTAGATAGCTTAGCGAGCGTACCGGCACCTGCTACGTTAGCAGCATTTGAGCCGAGAACTTTAGGTGCGATCATACCTGCGGCTAGGCCAGCAGGACCACCAACAGACATACCAGCTACAGGTGCCCCAACCTTGAATAGTTCAGGTAAGTTAGTACCACCTGTTGTATTGGCTTTATTCTGAGCGAACTCTAATGCCTGGTTAGCAATTACCTCTGGCTTTTGAGCAGTGCGGAGTTCGCCAATAGTTTTAGCACCATTCAGTTCATTAACTTTCGCTTCATAGTAAGTAGGATTTATATCTTTAAGGGGTGCGAGTTCATCTATAGCAGTTTTTCGTACTTGGTCAGTGATGCCAGTCTGACCGATAGAGGTCCTCTCACCATAGAGATTGTCCTTAATAGTGTTCGATACGTTCCGTAGTGCTTTTCCTTGAGCTTGGATGTTAGGAGACGAAGATTTTAGCCATGCTGCTGCCCGACTATCCATAGCTTTAGTCATATTTAATGCGTCGAGAGGATGTTGCGCGTTAAGAACACCATTATCAAAACTGTTTACAACGCCTCCTCCTCTCTTCGGCGCTACGCTTTTAATCGCATCAGGATTATACTTTTCGAGTTGCCCTTGAATAAACTCTTGTACACCTTTCACTGAGTTAGAATCACCCGCGATTCCCGCCTCGCGCACAGCATTGAGTACAGTATTGCCCGGTGCACCTTTCCCAACGGGAGCAAGGCTACTAAGGTCGAGTCGCGCTCCCTCATCAGCCGCGTTAAGCAAGGAGTTGTTTACTGCGTTATTCAAAGCGCCGCCTTCCCCTGTGACAATAGGATGAATATCACCCATTTGTCTTAGGTCGGTAACGCCATTCTTATAAAGGTAATCGGACGTTGCTTTATCTAGTGCGCCTTGTCCCTGGCCTTGAACAAGCGATGTTGCTGCCTTATCTGCAGCTGGCTTAACCACACCCTTAAGGACTTTTCCAGCTCCCTTTACTAGTGCTCCACCTGCTAGGTTTCCAGCAGCTCCCGTAAGACCAGCGCTAAGAATATCTCCAGGTGATGACTCTCCACCAGATACACCCTCATCCACCGCCTTACCTGCAGCACTACCTAGCCCAGATAGGGCGGTGCTAGCGAGTAAGGATGCCCCTCCCGTTTCTGGCGCTAGGAGTGCACCAAGCACAGGTAAAGCTATACCACCGACCGTTGACCAAAAATCACCTGGCTTATTAGGCCCGCTAGGGGTGTTGTTAACTTGCGATAAGTCCTGATAGCTAGATATAGAGTTTGGGTCGTTGGGGTTCATTTCATTCCTTAAAAGTTAGGGGTGTAGAAGATATTTCCATTCTTCTGAGTTACTTTACTTACACCTGGCGCGTAGTTTCCGTACTGCGATGTATAATTTCCTGAACCATTGTCAACATTATTATTGGTTCCCTGAGACATAAGATCTCTGGTCTGCTGATTCGCAAGATCTGCTGCCTCGGCTTGCTTAGCAAGTAGGTTCGCTTGAGCATATGAGGCCGCTGCAGCTGCGTATGCCTGTCGTAATTGACCGAATGTCGCTTGGTCGTTAGCTGTGAGCTGCTGACCCTGTTGTTGTGCTGCAACCATCGCCTGCATTTGTTGCTGCGCTGTAGCCATAACTTGTGCGGCGTTATTAGCAGTTGCCGTGTATGCCTGCCTCTGTTGGTCTTGTGCCTGCAAGACGGCCTGCGTACCCTGTTGAGCCCCTGTGAGTCCACCTTGCTGCTTAGCTAACTGATTCTGAGCGTTCTGGTTAGCAAGTTGGAGAGATTGGTTTAAGTTAGCTCCCGTAGTGGCATATTGGTTCGCCACGTTACCTGCGGTCGCACCATAGTTAGCGTTAGACGCCTGAATAGCGCGAGGAAGACCGCCAAGTATACCCGTGAGCTGTGATACCTGATTCTGTGCCTGATTGAGATTATTAACATCATAACCCGCGTTCTGGTTGGCGAGTTGAAGCTGCTTCTGGTAAGCATCGTTGCCACTAACCATGTTCTTCGTGAATTTAGAGAGGTCGCCTTGTGCCTGGTTTGAGGCATTATACGCAGTGTTATATTGGTTGGTGGCGTTAGTAGCGTTTTGGTTATAGAAATTTTGAAGAGCAGTATCTTGCTGATACTGTTTCGATTGCATTTGGTCTATATCGGCTGTTGATAATGGCATTTTACAAACAAAAAAACCGCTTCGTGCGGCTCTTTACCTTATACAATCATTGTATCATAAAACAAAACAAATCAACCCTGAGATGGCACCGACGTCCCGTCCAGGCCTTCGACGAATATATACGCACGTACATTAACGCTGAACCCAATAATATTAGGAGGCGAGTTGCTTCCTGTATTTGTCCATTGCTTGTCTATGTAGAAATTCACATAGGTGCTATCTACTTCTACTTCAAATTTTGCAATGCGGTCAGATGTACCAGTTGCATTACCTAGTAGCCAGGACCCCTCAGAGCCTAGAACAGTAACAAAATTGTCTGTAGACAGAAGAAACCAGGCAGACGGTTCATATGTATATCCGTGCTTGTATTGGTAAATGAGAGTTTTCTTTGTTGTCGTTGTTCCTGGGCCCCCTGTGGGGTTAGGCGGTTCAGTGTTAAAGAACACAGTAATAATCTGGAAACTATTTTTATTAGTAGAGTCCAGCTTAGCAAAAGGATAGCGGGTGTTAAATGTTAAATGCTGCCCCTCTGCTGTCGTGAGAGAAGTATTAGGAGCAGACACAGATATAGGGCCAAGATCGCTGCGCATTAGTAAACTACCCTTAAAGTATTTGGCACTACGAGTGGGTCCCTGAGAACCACTAAACTACCAAAGTTATTATTAGGATTAGCCAGAAACGATGCCTGAATACGTGCTTGTGTGAAGCCTGACGATTTAGCCTGTGTCGCACTTTGAATAGCAAATATGTATCCGTTCTGTTGAGTACCAGGCGCGACTGGCATGTATGTAGTTCCTTGTCCTGGACCACCAGCAAATGCTAATACCCACGGCGTATAGTTAGCGGGGTTATTATATCCAATATATTTAACTCCTGATGGGGTTGTAGAGACGTTAGTGACGATAGAAAGCACGGCGGGTGATTGTGCCCGGGAGTGAAGAATAAAGTCTCTCAAGTCATTTGAAGCGATGCTTTTCTGGGATTTAGACACTTTTATACCCGTGGTGGGGTCGTACGGTGTGGAAACGGTTGGGAATCTAGGCAACGTATAATCTATACCCTGCGAAATATCCACGTTATAGCATTTTATACTTATCGTATAGGTTATAGCGTTATAAGTTCCATGGTTAACAAAATATATCTTATCATTATCGAATGAAAATGTAACATCATTCTGGGCACTCGAAAGGTTACCAGATGTGGCGAAGGTCCTACCGATACTCACTCCATTCAGTATAGTCCACCCCATAGTGAGGGGATAAAACTTTAATCCATGAGTAACCGTTGCACTCACTGATAGTCCGTCGGTATAGGGGACTTGTACAACTGCTTCGTATGCAATAGCTAAAGACGGCCAGTCTGAGTTAAATACATACTGGTAATCAGCAGCGAAAGGGTCGCTTACCCCAATCTGAGTAACTCGTATACCTGCAGAGTTAGAAGCCACCAGTTGTGCCTATCGAGACACGAATGTTACCTTGCGAGTCAGTAACCGTTGTGCCACCTTGTAAGTTTTGCGTACCAGCTGTTGAACCTGTCTGAATCTGTCGAGGGGCAACAGTTTGATTGGACATTTGGCCGTTATAAAGAAGTGCCTCTAAGGACAAGTAAGGAACAGTAACAAATCCTTCTTGTATCTCTCCTTGAGATGCGGGCATTATCTGAAAATTAGCGTTCCCAAAGGTTGAGGAGTACGCCATCATCATCATGCTCGCGTTGGGGGCATTTGCCGATACTTGTGATTCAAATCCGCCATCTTGGTACATATACTCTCCTAATCGTCTGGGGCTACTTCTACTTCACCCATCGTTGGGTCTACCTCTAGTGTAACACCCGTAAAGTCCGGTGGGGTAGTAAGACCCGGTGGCATTGTGAAATCGAATCCATAAGATATTTCATGGAACCTTGTGTTTATCTCTATAAGAGCATCAGTGGCACCTGTCGTAGTGACCGATGCGAGCGATACTTTATTGCCTCTATCTAACTTATAGTATGGTGTAACCGTAGCACCAGAAGGAAGACCAGTGAAACTTACCTTTTCCCTGTTGGCATATTTCTGTTTAAACCTTGACCCGCCATCAAATATGAGTGATTCCCACATACCAGACTGCGCCGCAGTTGATGTGTTGTCTAGTACGTCAATCCCATAATGAGTAACACCAGATTGAGTATATGCCCATGAAGTATAGAGAGTATCTACAAAGTTTTGGTTCATACCTATCTGTAAATTGGTAATACCGTTCGTATTGTTATTCAACAGACCATTGGACATCTGGTAGGAATACCCAAACGAGTTAGGAAATGTCATCTCAACCGCGCCCCATGAGTAATTTCCGTAATCTACATTGGCATTTGTCGTTGAGGATGGATAACCAATTAAAAGGATATTATAGCGGGAAGTGAACATATTAGGGTTTATGATAGTTGAGTCCGATGTACCTAAATAGTCAGTGTTCTGGTAGGCAATCTTCCTGACCTTGATGACTGTCGTGCCGCCGCTCCAAGCGTAGAGGGAACCAGCGACCGTGAAGTACACGACGTTGTTTACTGAGTAAAGGCCATACGGAGCGCCCATAGGTATATCAATAATAGAGGTAGGCTGTGGCGTCGTTCCATCCCAGAAATATAAGGCCCCGTCCTGGAAATTCCTGCTAGAGTTCTTACTGCGACGCTCTACGCCAATCACTAGTTGGTTGTTGTTGGTTGTAAGACCACAAACCTCATAGCCTGCCTTAAACACAAGTTGGTGACGAATCCAATCGTTATTTGATGGATTATTGTCACTTGAGAAGTTATAAGTAGAAAGATACTGTCCATTTCCAATACATAATGCCTGACCGTTACCCGTACCCGTGGCTACACTAAACAAAGCTGTAGGATGCCATCCGTTCGTTGTTTGTACAAGCCTATAGGCACTCCACGTCATATAAGCTGACATAAAGTCTCCTGTGGCACTCGAACCATACGAAGTCGGCACAACGGCAATTGTGCCATCGTTTACTGTGGATGTGAGATGCCAATGGTAGTTTGCCGCGCCTGACGCGATGCCACCACCTACTAATACGCGAATCTGAGAGCCGAATACAAACTCGTTTAGTGCATTGGAGGTAATGTTAGCATTTGTTAATGTTTTAGAGGCTAGTTTGTTATTCTGCGAGTCGTGAAGTGTAAGAGTATAATCCCCCGTACCCTTAGAGGCGATATAAACAGAGATGGAATAACCAGGTTCGATGTCTGGTGAAAAGAGACAATAGGTTGATGGGTCTTCCACTAGAACGGTTGGAACTTTCGCAGTTGCCCCTTGGGTAACGGCTACAGATCGTAATGCACCATCAAAGTTTCCATCATCTGGGTTATATATCTGGGTCGTACCGTTGTTTATTGATACCGATTGTGCAAAGTTAGCGTTTCTAAACGCAGGCTGCCCCGTATTTCCAGTAGTGACCTGCCCATACATCGAAACAGTCGTTTGTCCTGGAATATATAGCTGGTCGGTAACTTGGTTATAGAGGATACCCGCCGAGCCCGCCTCAGACATTTTTGCTACGTCTGATATGACATTGGATGTGTTAATCCTATAAATGAAACCTTGGTCACCAACCATCCAACGTACGCCATTTAAGTCCTGTTCAATTGCTAATGGTAGGTCAGATAATGTTGTACTAAGGGCGCGAGGCGCAGGTAATACAGACATCTGGGCCGGGTCAGAACGGAAGTCAAGATTACGAGACTTATAGAATGAGTTAGAAACCCCTAATTTATTAGAAGTAGAAACACCGCCTGTGAAGAAGTTGGTGTTAATCTGAATCTTAGATGAATTACCAGACTTAGCCATATCAACCCGTCAGCTGTGTTGGTGGAATGTTAAAAATATTATAAACATCGCCAGCTTGCTTGGTGAACACAACACCCGTTGTCTTACTTGCATATGTTTCTTGGTACTGGTCAAGGAGATTTTGGTAGAGAGAGAGGAACTGATTTGCGTTTCCCTCATCTTTCCGCTTTAGATAGAACTGGTAAGCAGCGTAGTAGACTAGGCCCATATGATAATCTTCTGGAATGTCTGGACACGCACCGATTATATATGAAGCTGTGGCATTCGTCTGGTCTTGGTAGTAATTGGCGAGAGTCAGGGTAGAAGAATTAGAAACTGATTCAATCTGGTACCAGTTGCCACCCGTTCCATCGGTGACCGAGAACCACATATTAACCATACTCTGGGTGAAACTAGCACCACTGTCTGTGACTGTCTGAGAGCCGTTAGAAACGCTTGCAGTTCCCGTAACGTCTGGTAGTGAGAAGTCAGGTAATCGAGGCTCGTATGAGACGTTAAGCGTTCCTACGTTGCTCGTTGAAGGTGCAGGCCATACCGAAATGACATTAAAGCCCTTAACGAAGTACATCGTAGGGATATAAATAGTGACTGCTGGAATAATATTAAGTTCATTCCATTTGTGTTCGCTCGGTACTTCAGTAAGCGGATAGACGATACCATTCGCAGTAATCGTTACCTCGGTTGTACGCACGAAGTCCGCCGGTAACTGATAGTCCTGTTGGGCGTTGACCAGACTTGCCTGTATCTGTTTACGTGTCCAATAGCGTCTTGCGGCGTTTTTAAACAGCTGGAGGCCTTGCTTAATATCTTGGTTAATATTAGCGATGGTTATACCATTATCATTTGGTGAACCAACCATGTCGTAGGTTCTTGAAGATATTTGGTTGAGAGTCAACATTATGAGGCACTCGTGAAGTTAACCCATGTAGTAGACCCTGTAGAGTTTACGTATAGGCGCGTTGATGTGGATGAACCGTCAGTACGAATATACAAAGACCCCTGTGCTGCCGAGAACGTAGGAGCACCAGAACCCCAGAATATCCCTAGGTTAGCAGTAGATGAGAACTTAATACCAGAAGTGGAGGCACCTGCAGCCGGTGGAGCGGTAGAAGTCTGTAGGCTTAATTGTCCAGTCGTCGAGATGGTCGAACCAGCAGTAATTGCACCCGATAGTGTGGATGCCCCCGTGACAGATAATGTACTAGTGAGCGAGAGAGCGCTACTGATTGCACCCGCGGTAACAGATATGCCGTAGAGTGTTCCTGTGTTGGAGGTAGTGTAACCTACAATTGCGTCGGCAGTAATATTAGCGTTGGTAATTGTAGGTGCGTTAATTGTCGGGCTTGTAAGAGTTTTGTTCGTGAGCGTTTGCGCGGCTGTAAGGGTGACGATTGTATCGTTTACATCAGGAAGAGTATAAGTGCGAGTTGTACCCGTTGCAATGCCTGATAGCTGAAACTGCGCCTTTTTAGTAGTATCTCCATTATCCACAAGAGTGAAGAGAGAGTCTTTGATAGAAAATGTATTAGTGTTGTCTATCGTCTTGTTTTGTAGAGTCTGGATTGTGCTAGTATCGACTGGTTGCCCTGTAACACCAAGAAGAGTAGAGCGGTTGATGCGCTGCGTAGCAAGAGCAGAGTTAGTATAAATAGCTAAGTAGTCGTTGGTACCATCAATACTGTTCGCAGTCGGAAGTACAGTGGCTCCCGTTGCAGTTCCGCCTAGAATTACGTTTGACATTAGATTTGACTCCAAAGTGTGGCGTACTTACCAATTACGTAATAAGGATTGGGAATGATAAAGTTTAGCGAGTTATCAACAATCGTATTACCAAGGTTATCTTGAAGGTAAAGTCCCAACTGAGGTACTACATATCCTATTCCTGATTGTGGCGTCCAGTATGTCGGATTCTTAACCATGATACCTCCTTAAACGATGTCAAAGTAAAACGATAGGGTAGAAGCACCCGTATTAGCCTTTAAGTACAGGACACTGGTCAGCGCTACATCTACTTCTACTTGTACTCCCGTAGGAATAGTGAAGTAATGACTAGCTACAGTATTATCTGACTCGCTGATATTTACTGTGTTAGTTGTTGCTAAGAAGTTAACCCGTACGGCATTCAGGGGGATTGTGAGCGTTGTCACCGCTGAGTTAGAGACAGTAGCCGGGGACACGATCGGGCTTGCTGAAATATCAACTGTCTGCGGGCCATTACCAATAGCTCCTGTGAGTGCGTTATGGTTGCCATCGTTTCTAAGTCCACCAAATAGACTCTCTGGACCTGGTTCTACTGGTGCGGTTTTCTGTGTGAATGTGTAAGTAGACATATATCTCCTAATAAAATAGCTCCAGTAGCGGCTGGAGCCTTATAAGGTAATTATATAGGATAATCCCTAGCAAATCTATAGCTTATTTATGCATAACATTCAAAGGCAATATCGTAGGAATTGCTAGCTGTTGTTACATTGATAGTGAATCCGTCAGCATCCATACTCACATAGCTTGCAAGCATAGCAGGCGTAGAACTACCAGCAAAGACATAGCCGATACATGCAGAGGTAGACGAGTTTCGAGCATAGATAGCTGATGAGTTCTGAGAAGCGCTAGAAGTGTAATATTGGGCTGAAGCAGTCATAGCGCCCATAGCCACCTCTGTAGCACCTGTGCTTGCTGGCGGAATAGCAGTAAACCTTACAAGCTTAGGAGTAAATCCTACCCCAGTTATAGGCTTATTCCCTGTAGTATTAGTAACGGTTGAAGCAGATATAGTACCGATAAAGAAACCGCCAGTACGTGCAGCTGGACCAACACTATTTGTGCTGCTAGTCATGGTCTTATTCGTTAGAGTATCAGAGGAAGCACGCCCTACTAGTGTGTCAGTAGCCGCTGGCATTGTATAAACATTAGAACCCGATCCCGTAAGTGTTACGTTACCACCTGTTAAGGTAAAATTACGGGTCGTTGTACCACCCCCGAGAGTATATCCGTCGGCGTTGTTTGTGTACTGGTTGTTTGATGAGTTATTAGTAGCCATAATATTCCTTACATTGTTATACTTGATAACCCTGTTACTGATGAAATTCCTGTTAAAGATGTGACATTTGATGGTTCGGTGGTTCTAATCTTAGCACCACTAGCACCGCCTACACCATTACCACCGTTACTGTTGCCTGTTCCTCCTGTACCTCCAGCTCCGCCTGTAAGGGTATAGGTTCCTGTATCGCTAAGTGTTGCATATACGAGATACACATTGCCAGCGTTACCACCACCACCACCACCACCACCAGAACCTGAGACTGCTAGAGCGCTACTTGTACCACCATTCCCTCCATTAGAGCCAGCAGTACCTGAGGTTATAATTGTACCACTAATAGTAATAGAAGGAGCTTTAAGAACAATATGTACACCAGCTTTCCCAGAATTTCCACCAGCACCTCCTCCTCCCCCCGAGGCAGTACTTGTTCCATTCCCACCACCGTTCGATCCATTATTTCCATATGCATTCGCACCAGCTCCAGAAGTGACAGACGTGGCTAAACTCGTTGCTGCGCCACTACCTCCTGCTGATGTACCACCGTTATTCCCTACGACTGTTGATGTCGAAGCGGTAACGGCAGTTCCTCCATTGCCACCAGGAGTGCCACCAGTTCCTCCATTGCCACCAGCCGCATTAAATGCTCCACCGGCTGTGGTTCCACCACCACCACCACCACCACCGAAGCCACTACCTTGTGCTCCTCCTGTTGTAGTGTAGAGATTAGGAGCACCAGAACCACCATTGGCCACTGATGGGTTATTGTAGGTAGTACTATCAATAACAACTGAACCACTATTTTGCCCTGCTGTTATCTTATTTGAGACATCAATGGTACCACTAATACTGATGCTCGTATTTGCGAGAATATATAATACAGACCCACTTGTTGCGGTTGTACTTATAAAAGCACCGGCAGATAAACTGACTGTTGTATATTGATATTTATTATCTAATAATAGATTGGTAGTTCCCGTAGTTACGCTTAACGAACCATCCGAACCATTTCCATAAATAGGGTTAGGAGTAGCCATATTAGGTAACCGTAATGTTTCCTTGAGAACTTATTACTGACCATGTAGTGTTAGCTGTAATGCAGATGAGACGTACAGAATCGTACCTATTTACGCTATCAAGTCGGCCGCCTGTGCCTGAAGTAGTCGCTAGTACTCCGAAATTTATTACCTGGCTCGCATTCTGTGCAATTCTCCACCCACCAGCACCTGCCCCCGCAACCTCTACAATCTGTCCTATAGAAGCGGTGGAAGGCATTGTGATAGTTACAAGCCCTGCATTATTAGCAATGTACCCATTATTAACTGAGGCTGCCTGTGAAGTACCCGTAACGTTATTCCACGTTATACTTGAACCTGTAGCTGCAATAGATATTGAACCGCTGCCGTTAGTAACGCTAATTCCTGTACCTGCTGTGAGAGTAGCCTTAGTAAGCGTATTACCTGTTGTATTACCAATGAGTAACTGACCATCGGTATAGGTAGTCTGGCCTGTTCCCCCTTTATTCACGGCTATAGTAGTGGCACTCCAAGTTCCTGTAGCGACAGTACCCAGAGTAGTTATAGAGGTCTGTCCAATGTAGGTAGCAGCTATATCTACCACGGCTGATGTAGTGCCCGTTACTGTAATACGGTTTGTAGTACCCGCTACAGATGTTACTGGAACTGTACCGCTTGATGCAGCTGTGATACGACCCTTACCATCAACAGTTATACTAGCATTCGTGAATGAGCCCACGTTCGAGTTCACCGTAGCGAGTGTGGTTGCGAAGCTCCCCGTACCGCTTCCCGTCACGTCTCCAGTTAATGTAATAGTTTGGTCACCAGTGTTAGAGCCCGAGATACTCGAAGTGCCTGTAACTGCTAAGGTAGGGGTTGATGCACCAGATATAACCACAGAGTTTACAGAGGTAGGTGTGATTGCCCCAAGAGAAAGTGTGATGGTTCCAGTTGTAGTAATAGGAGAACCTGATATTCCTATACCATTGCTCCCGCTGACTGCTACAGAAGTAACTGTACCAGTGCCTCCGGCGGCAATCCATTTCAATCCTGTTGTTTGCGCAGAATCCGCGCTAAGTACTTGCCCATCCGTGCCTACAGGTAGCCGAGTATCTGCTGTGGAGTAAGTGTAGAGGTCACCTTTTGTTGTGAGAGGAGATGGTCCACCACTTCCTCCAGGTGGATAATCAAGCCTTCCACCTGCCATTATGCATATTCCTCTTCAAAGCTCACTGATGGAGTGCCAGTTGCAACAATTCCATATACAGCCCCTACAACCTCCATAGTAATAGCTGCTCCCTTAACACCGAGGAGTAACTGTCCTGTACTTGTGGTGACGCCTGAAGCGCCTATGTACATGTCAGTGGTACTTAGGTTAACTATAGTTACTGAGCGCCGAGTCGCCCTACTGGCAACAATCTGAGTGGCAGTGCTTGCGAGTGCGACCTGTCCTGTGGCGAAGTTGGCTGTACCAACAGAGGATGATATGGCGACACTTCCTGAGACCGTAACCGTTCCTACAGGAACGACTTTCAGCTGGCCATAATTATCCATGAGAGGAGCGGATAGGGCTCCATCCGCTAGAGTTCCTGGAGGGGCAGCAAGATACCTTCCTAATGCTACGGTTCCTATAGCTGGAGAGGTGGTCGCACCCTCTGTATACTGGGTGTTCCCTCCGCTAACGGCAGAGACTAGTATCGAACCATCTACTGGGTTAACGGCTACAGGTACGGGGGTGTCGCCATCAACAGAAGAGAGTCCCTCGAGGAGTGGAGCGTGATTAGGTCCGAATGGTTGTGGCGCGTTAGTCCAGTTAGCTATGACAATTCTCCTAATAAAAAGAGCCCCTGACGGCTCTTACCTTATGAGGGTATTATACGTCATTCTCGTAACCAATTCCAGCCATACCGTACGCACCCCTAAGACGCCGGTCTTTCTGGTCTAGCTCAAGAGAACGACGGTTAAGGTCATTCTCTTTAAGCCTCACCGACTTTTCGCGCGTAGATATTTCTAGCTTCTTCATATCAATAGAGGAGACGAGACTATCAAACTCATTGCGTTTTTCATTAACCTTAGTGTCCCACTCGCGGAGTTTGTCTTTATACTCCTCTACTTTCTGGGTATATCCAGCATCAAGGTTGTTAAACTTGGCCTCAGTAAGGGCAATGGCCTCCGAAAGGGTTATCTTCTCTTGCTCAAGGCGGATAATATCTGCGGAGAGTTTATTCTTATCAAGCTGAATGTTATCTGCCTCTTTACGAAACTCCTGTAAAGTGACATTCCACTCACTAATGGTGGTTTCTGAGAGCTTTTCTTGTTCTTCTCGATAACTTTTTGTCTCTTTAATCTGGGCTTTGAGGTCGGATAGTTCTGAGTTTCTAGATTTAATAGAGGCACCGAGTAAAGCTTCTTTACGCTTTAAGTCAGATAGCTTATTTTCCTGTGCTTTAGTGGCTTGCCTAGCAACGGATTCTTGAGCTTTGAAAGAATCGAGTTTCTCTTTGGCATCATCCGTAAATTTCTCTATCTCCATCTTACGCGACTCTAGAATCTCCTCCTGGGCAGTGATTTGTTTACGGAGTACTTCGAGTTTTGTTTCAGCATCATCAAACACCTTTTGGCGTTGTTGTATGGCTTTTTCGCGCTCTAAGATATTCTCACGAGCATTAAGTACCCGTTCCTTTTCTTCGAGTTCTCTAGACTTCTTTGCGAGGTCGGCCGATTGGTCGCTTTGGCTCATCAAGTTCTAAATCCTTTGCTACATCAGCTACTGGCTGAGTGTTGTAAGCGGCGAGAATATCTTTTTTCCCTACGTAGAACTTCTTAATAGCTTCCACCTGGAAATATGGGTCTGTCCAGTCAGTTGAAGCCTGGCGTGCATCAACAAGCCCACCGTCAACCCGTTCCTGTAGTTTACTCATAGCCATTTGCTTAATACCTGCCTCAATCATAAGGTCTGCTTCGTATGCTGGGACAAGCTTAGTATCGCCAGGCTGGAGAGTGATGCGCTGTGGTGGACGCTTCATTAAAGTATTCTTATGGCCTGGGTAGTCTGAGTATGTTTCTTGGTCTTGAGGGGCCGCGAACTGATACGTTAATGGGTGAGTGTCGCCATTGATAACGGTTACAAAGTCTTCTGGTTCGTACATGCCGCGTAGGCGTTCACGAATTGGTTTTACCTCTGTATTTGATGGTGCACCGTAGTAATCGTTGTCCATTATTTCTTCTCCTTAAAGTCTTTAATAAGTTCTTCCACTAAAGAATGCGCACCCTGCGTTTTAACCTGCTCGGTTGCGATTTCGTTGAGACGTTTATTTAATTGCTGCTTCTCAGATTCTAGAGAATTAAAAGCAGTTTCAAGCTCTGACTTCTTATCGTTGAGTTGCTTGAGTTCCATATTGTCTGCATATTATCATAGGTTGATTGAAAAAGAAATAGCCCCATTTCTGAGGCTAAGACTTTTGTTTGTTTTACTAGGCCGAAGCTGTGAAGCTTGCCCAGGTCGTACTACCGTCAGTATTTACATACACTCGGGTAGATGCAGTCGATGCAGTGGTGTTCGTGTAGAGTGAGCCTTTCGGAGCACTCAGTGATGGAGCACCTGCGCCGCTGTAGATACCAGCTGTACCAACGAGTGTCCCGCTTGGGAGTGTCGTTGAGCCCGATACCACGAGTGGTTCATTTGCACCGAGTCGTACACCATTCTGTCGAACTGCCGCATTGTATTGTCCTAAATCTTGTGTAGACATAGAATCTCCTAGTTAATGTTGAGGTCTACGAGAGCGGCGCTTGATGCTGCCGAAGTCTTAGCCCAATCTAGGTTACCGGTTGTCGCAGCTGAGATAATCACATAACCAGCTGTACCAGCCTGGTCTTGCGCTACACCGAGACCGATAGTTGCAGTCGTGGCAGATACCTTGGCGAGACCACTACTCTGTACCCAACCGTAGTTAGTTACTGTTGAGCTGTTAGGTACCGCGTTAATCGTAACACCAACGGGTGCGTTACCAGTCGTTGAAGGTGCGACACCATTGTACTTTGAAAGTACGAGGTCTACCGTGTCAGTACCAGGGATAAGTTGCGTGGCACCCTGTGGGATTGGGTCAGCGAGTAAGAGAGTTACATAGCCGCCGTTACCAGCAGCGGTGTTACCTTCTACGCGTAGGCTGTAGTAACCATCGGCAGCAGAGTTGATAACAACTTCCTGGAACTGGTCTTGCGTTACTGAGGTGGCACCATTTGTTACTACGAGCTGGCGTGAGCCTGCCTGTAGGTTAGCTGTCGTCTGACCGCCTGTGCCGACTGCTGTGATAGCTAGTGCGGTAGAGTTTGCAGGTGCAGCTGGACCGACCATAAGTAGACCAGCCTTGATGGTTGAAGTACCACCAAACTTTACGTAACGGAACTTACTTCCGTCTTCCGTGACACCTTCTGCACCAAGCTGGTCTTGCTTGGTTGTGCTGAACGTGTTGAGGTCGGAGCTAGTGAGATAGCGAGGTCCTGTTTGCATATATTTCTCCTTAGTTTCCTGTAATACCAGTTAGTTTACCGTTACGGCGTGGCTGGCGGCAGATAAGGTTGCCCAATAGAATCACAACACCTACCTGACCGAGCTGGTTGATTGAGCTCATCATGTCGCGGAATTGGAATGCTGATGGGAACGGAACATCTTCGTAGAAACCTTGCATACTCTCAACTGTAGAGCCGATGTCCCGAAGTTCAGGACTCTTCTGTACAGCGAAGTCGAGGTACTTCTGGTTAATCCAGAAGAACGTACCACCTGTTGCTTTGTCGTCTGCGAACATATCGCGACCGCGCCAAGTGATAGAGATGAAGCCACCTGCACCACTTAGTTCTGCACCAGTGTTAGGGCCAGTGCTGCGTGGAGTCTTTCCATCTACGCGGTTGTAGCCACGGATGCTTGTGCTCTCATATCGAGCGCTAAGCATTGGTTGGATAAGACCCTCAACGTATGTCCAGATAGCTTTGGTTGTGAGACCGTAGTCTGGAGACTCTGAGGTAGAGCTTGCTGCGCTCACGTTATCAAATTCGCTTGATAGGTAGCTAAGTGTGATTGTACCGTTTGCTACAGCTGTAACGTCAGCGTCAAGGAACGGGTAGGTAGTGCGGCTCAGACCACCGTATGTTGGTGCGTTTGTACCGTTGTCTACTACGTTGCCGAGACCGTCAAAGGCTTTACCAAGACCAAAGCCGTAAAGCTCGGTACCGATAGCGTCAGCCATTGAGATTTTTGCTTCGTCCATCTTAGCAGTAAGCAACTTAATGACCTGAGACTCAGTGTTACCGTTTACTGCTGCTTCGATGCCAGGGATAACGATTGATTGGTATTGACCAGTCAAGTAGAACGTCATCTGACGAGTGTTGTTTGTTGCGGCAGTAGAGAATGTATCCATGCCGTTAAATGAGCCGCCCGTTGTACTGAAAGCTGTCTGGATAGGAACGTTATAGCTAACACCCTCCCAGTCACACGTTTCTGACAAAATTTTGCTTGTGAAGACGTTGGAGTTAGACACCTGGTCTACAAGCGCGGGCAAAATGTACTGATAAGTAATATCAGTCACACGGTTGGTGAAAATTTGTCCAGCCATATTTTGTTCCTTATTGCTCCTTAAGTTTAGTACAAAAAATAAGAGAGCCCTGCGGCTCTCTTACCTTTATACCCTCATTATACATCGAGAGGTAGTTGCGTCAACTATATTATAGTTTAACCTTTTCAAATACTTTCTCGACAAGGTCTTTAGTTTCCCTATATGAAGCAGGTAGTGTAGTATTGCGTAGCTCCTTATTGAGTTTCTCGGCTTCCTTAGCCGTAACGAGCTCTAAATGCTCCAAAGTAGCGATTAGTAGTGTGATGTAGTTTTCCATTAAATTCTTCCCATCTTATATAGTTGATAAACCCTGTTCAAGTCAGTACCAGGAGGCAATGGACGAGACTTACCCTCAGGTGTGGCACCTTGTGGGGCACTCACCTTAGAGGCTACCTTTTCGCGATTCTCTTGGTTCTCACTCTTAGGCTTAGCTTCTTCCTTTTTGATGGCTTCTTTTACTTCCTTAGAAGCCTCTTTAGGATGAAGAGCGTAGTATCGGTAAGCAGCATCTTCATACGATACACGGTACATACGGCCTGACCCATTGTACTTATTAAAGTAATCGTCGTTGATTTTCTTATAGAAGTCATAAATCTTGTTTGATTCATCAACAGCAGGGTCTTCATTAAAGCGTGGGTCGTTCACTTCATATTTAAACTTAGGGAGAATACCAGCTTTTTGGAGGCTCTTAACATCATTCTGGATGTCTACAGCTTCTAGTGCCTCAAACTCTGCTTGTGCCCTCTGAGACTCTTTACCACGGTATTCAGATAATAGGTCGCGTGCGTTCACTTCTTGTGAAGCGATAGCCGAGTTAAATGCTAGCTCCGCGCGTTTGCTTGCAAATTCAAAGTCGTCTGGTAAGTCTTCAAGACGCTTAACAGTGAATACTTTATCCTTACCCTCTTCACCCTGATGGCCCATAACTTGAATGCTAGGGAGGTTGTCTAGAACGTACTTCTGCCAGTCAGGTAGCGGTTCGAGCTTTGTTTCTTCTGGGAGGTCTTCTAGTTCAATCTCTTCGGGTACTTCTTCGACTGTATCAGGTTTTTCCTCTACCTTTTTAGGCTCCTCTTCGGTTTCTTCCGTCTTCTCCTCTGGTAGAGATTTAAGAAGCGCATCAACTTGGTTCTTTAGAGGGCGGTTTGGATTAAGTTTAAACCCTTTTTCTTCTTCTACAGGTTTGGCCTCTTCGATCGGCTTTACTTCTTCTTCCATTTGATTCCTTTCTTATTAAACTGGTGGCAATTGTGCTGGGTTACCTAGGTTAACATTAGGTTGTACTGGCGCTCCATTAGCTGATACTGGTGGAACTCCTGGCGCTGCAGTAGGCTGTTGCATAATAGCCTGCATTGGAGATTGAGAAGGAGGCATACCCATTTGTGGGGCTTGAGGCGGCATTGGCTGTCCCGCCGGAGCACCCATAGGCATAGGAGGTTGCATAGGCTGTACTTGCTGGACACCAGTGGCGAGGACTTGTGGTGGTAGCGGGCGCTCTTGTTCAGGTGCTTGAGACATTTGGTGGAGTTCCTGTTGTAGTTGGAACTTGTCGATAGCCTTGTTGATGAACTTAATCGTGATGCCCTGAATCTTTGGCTTAGCTTTCATAAACTCATCTGAGATAAGGAGTTTACGCATCTGCTCGATATATTCGTGGGTTGGGTCTTCTCTATCCTCAGGCGTTTGGCCGTTCATTAACTGCGTCCAGTCTACCACTGCATCGCTATTTGCGTCATTTGTGGCAATGTCCATAGCGAGTTGGGTTGGGTCTGACTTCCACTTCATAAAGTTATCGTAAAGCTGTTGCGGGTCATCCATATGAAGTAGTTTATATCCATCGTACGGACTGATGACACCTATCTTAAGGAGGTTAACTGCGACAGACTCTTGACGGCTCTTATCGAATGGTAGAGTGGTACCAGATTGGACTTTGACCATCATGCCTTTTTCGATTTTATCACGGTGCATTTCGATAAAATCAAACCTACCATCGCCACCGTTAACTGTTACGTAATGTTTTTCCGTGTACCAGACGGTAATCATTTGTGCGAGGAACTGGAAATATTTACCCATACCGTAGTCTACAGAGCGTACAATCTTATCCTGTCGGCCTGAGGCCTGGTTTTTAATCATCATCGCTTCTGATGCGGTTTCAGTCTTGTTCTCGTCTGAGCCAGTGAACTGTGACGGTGTACCAAGAATGTTGTGGACGGCCTGCTTAGCGTTCGCTACTTCACCGATAAGCTGTGCAGATACCATCTGAGGGTTAAGCTGCGCCACGACATCAGTTACGCGTTGGTTTGGTTTTGTCTTCACTAATAGGAGCTGGTTAGGGTCACCAGTAAAGTTCTGTGCGTCATCCTTAGTCATTGCGTGTGAATCAATAACCTTAAATCCGTTAGCTGTACCGATGTTGTCTAGTAGCTGGCGGCCCAGCTTATTAAGAATATCCTGCTGGGGTATTGCCTGCTCCAATGCGTTTGTGCGGTCAATCCAGTGCGACCCATCATTAGTAAGGTTGAATGGGATAAATGGCTTCATAGGGGCGTCGAGGAAGTTCTCGCCCTCATCACCGTATAGCCAGTTAATATTAGGGGACTTATCTAGGACGATGTTGTCTACATACCACGCAACAGCTTCTTGGGGTTTGTTGTCATTATCGTAGTAGGTAAACCAAACCTCTCGGTAGGCTACCTCAGCGCTCATGTTACGTGAGCCTTTGCGCTTGATAGAGAAGTGGCCGAGGATTATCTGTTCTTTCTCGGGGAACTTAGCGCATAACCCCTCAACTGAGTCTTTTAACACGTGACAGATAAAGCGTGGGTTCTCACCTAGCTTGGCGTTCTTATCAATAATTACATGGTTAGGGTCAACTACTTCTGGGACAATCTCGCCATTCTGTCCGTAGAGCGGGTCCCATCGAAGTTTAAGCAATCCAACGAACTTACCCACCATATTATAGACAGCACCCTCAAGCTTACGAGGTAGCTCAAACTTCTCAGAGTGAGCGTGCAGGTATTTCTCTAGATTCCGTGCGAGTACCATAGAGTCTGCTTTATCTGATGCCGGATAGACCTCTGCGTTAGGAGTCTGAGCACATACATAGGCGAGAATAGCATCCATACCCACAAATATCTCGTTATCAATGTAAGGTGTCTGGTGACGGTACAGTTTGTTCTCTTCAAGGTGTGCACCCTGGAGCATCTGAGCGTTCTTTAACCGCTTGTTCTTGAGGTTAAAGTGATTGATGTCATTGTAGTAGTCGCGAGAGTCCTCAATGATTGTGTGTAGGTTTTTAATGATGTAGTCATCTGGCAAATCGAGGCTTACGGCAGGAAGAAGATAAAGCTCACCATCCTTATTCGCAAGATCGTCGAGGTTGTAGTCAGATTGCGGTTGCGCAAAGAGCTGGGGGTTAATAGCTTTTCTCCTCTATAAAATAAGCCGCACGAAGATGTACGGCTCTATTACCTTATGATTGCATTGTAGCATATTACTGGAAATAAAAGTTGTATACAGTCTCACAACCGTGGCATTTCTTTTGTACCAGTCCCATGTTCTTGGGTATCTCAGACTCAGGATAACCATCACCTTGCCATACTGCCATCACATCTCTATTAACGTGAAACAGTCTTGACCGGCAACGCATACAGAAATAAGGAACAGCCTGAGGTAGGTTCTTGCTTGTTAAAATAATGCTCCAAGTCCACATTACATGCTTCTCCAATCTCTGTCACCAGTTCCACTTAATAGTTGTTGTAAATCAATACCTGTTCCCTGAATTGTACCATCGTCCTGTCCCATCCACTCTACCTTTGCTTTCTCACCACTTGGTGGGTTGCGTTCAACAAACCCTGGGTTAATATCATACTCTCCCTTATAGTTCACTGAGAAGAACTCTGTCTGCGTCCTATGGTGGGATGTCCAGTCGTGCACCGGTTTTGTAATTGGGGTGACTGATTGACTCGTCTCCTCACGCTTGGGGTAGTGAGCGTTCTTAATACATTCAGCCCAGTAACGTGTTCCCTCTGTATCGTTGACGACGAGCTTAGTAAACAAACGTCTCGTAGCATCCCTACGGTGTATCCAGTCATTCTCCATATCATTCACTTGTACATCAATGCCATGGTCTTCTAGTATCTTATAAGGACTAACACCTGACTCAATATGCCGTTGCTTGCCTGATGGGTCACCAAACACAACATCCTTGCGCCATCCTTTGGCCTTCTTAATAAACTCCAGTTGCTTGTCTGTGTACTCGAAGTTATGCTGGCCTCCACACCACGGGCACTCTTCTACGTTTACACAATCCTCTAGGCCAAGGAATGGAAAGTACCACTCCATGATATGGTCGCTCTCTAAGTGTGCGTCTATCATAGCTATCCATTCGCTATTCTTTATAGGTTGGTAATACCCCAGGGCCACAGCATCAAGGCCAAGGTCCATCGCTACGTAAAGAGGTAGTTCTTCATCATAATCCACCTGTTGGATAGGCACGCGTGTAATCTCAGGGTATGGCCGGCCGGTGTTTGAGTATTCCCAGCTGATGTCTATCTCATGGAGGACTTCCTCCTCACTACGCCTGGTCTTCTCGTACTCGTACCATGATTTGTCCTTATGAGGGTGAAGTGACCAGTGCCATGTACGTACTAATACTTTATCTGAAAATCTCAACGTCCTCGCATATGATGGTTCGTCAGGTGGGGTAGTAACTCCATGTCGGCAGTGCGTTGCATCTCCTGCTGCAGTCCAAGAGCTACGAGCATCAGGCCAGAAGCCTATCTCGTCAAAGAATACATCCTTGTAGCGTCCACCACGTGAGAAGTTCTTGTTTGAACTCTCGCCTTTTAACACGTTCCCATTAGCTGGGTTGACGAGCTTCATGTACGTTCGATGCTTCTTTGTCTCGAATCCCTCAGGTAGGATGAGCGGGTCGGATATATTCTGTATGAAATAGTCCAGCTTACCATAAAGAGACGCTAGCGTGCCATCATCCACGTACTCTTCTTTACGCGAACCTAGTAAGCCCTGATAACCATCTTCAAAGTTCCAGAACCAAAAGCGTACAGCCAAGGCTAGCCATGAGACACCCATATCCCTAGACTTCTCATCGAATACATCGTAACCCTCTCTAATTGCCTTTACGAGGCCATTTACATAGTCCTTCTGGAAGTCGTAGAGCTTGAATGGTAGATGGTGTGGGTAGGCCTCGGGACGTGGGTCAAAGGTCTTTAGGTAGTGCTCAATGAAGAATACACAGTTGGCACGTGCTTCACGCCTGTCTGCCTCATCAAGAAGCTCGATTAGGCTATAATCTTCCATTTATACCATCTGTGATAAGACATTTTGATACAATTTTGTATAAACCCGTAAATTCTGGCACCTTATTAGCTGAGTATGTTACTTGATATATCACAGATGATTTATTTGCCATCGCTTTTCCCTCTGCTCATGTACTCTCTGAGTCTTTCTGCTAACTCATCATCGCTTAGTTGGCGTACCTTATTAAGTGATTCACCGTCTGTAGTAATATCAATGCTTTCCTTAGCCTTACCCTCAGTTCTATCTGTTATCTCTTTAACATCAGGTAGACTAGCCTTAGCTCTCATTACTGCTTGGTAAGCCAGCTCTTCAACTACCTTCTTATCCATATCAGCAAGTCCACGCCAATCATTGAGCTCATTAAGGCTCATATTCATAAAGCGCCTATACTGGTAAGAGAATACCATCTCTTTCTTCCAACCACCGTCACTACGGTTCTGTGGATTGTCACCGAAACCGCCCTTACCCTTAGGGTTGCGATTCATGTCAGTGACTTGCTTTGTAGTCATTCCCATATCTAGTTTAAATATATCACAATACTCTGGTATATAAATAAACCCCATCGTTATGACAGGGTTTATTTAGTCTCGTCGGTGTACAAACACGAATAGTTTGTTGTGGTTCTATTATAGCACTCTCACAACCACGGCCAAGGTGGTTAATTAATTTTCGACAGTTTCTACAACTGAAGTGTCTGTTGCGTCAATATAGTGCGATCCGATGCGTGCACCTTCGTATTTGTCGTAGCCTCTGTTGGCATACTCATCATCTAGCCAGTCCCTGCAATTGCGCTTGATGGTATCCTTTAGAGCATTACGTTGCTCTACATCACCAATCAAGTCGCACATCTGCATAAGACGACCTACTAAACTATCTAGCTCTCTATGACTGATGGGAACAAATGTCCCATCTTTGGTATCAATAAGGAAGCTTGAATAACTAACTTCTGCTTTCATAACTAAACTTCTTTCTAAACTTAACTTGGCCGTAGATGTAAAGGTACTGACTTTAGTATAGCACTAATAAGGCAAAGCAGTTTAAGGACATACTCAGGTCACATACTATTGTGCGTTGTTGCTTGCGATCTGGTGGATAAGTTCTTCACGAGGTAGAACGCCGTAAAGTGATTCTACTGTCTCACCATAGTTACGAACCATCCAAGAGTTTATTTCTTCACTACTCATCATTTGTAGCTCGTACTTTACTTCTTCGTATGTCATAGCTTTATTGCCTTTCTATGATTTATCTTATGTATCTATAATATATCAGTTATGCTTATAAGTCAACACTTTTTGAAAGAAAGTATAAGATTCTTAACTAATCAGTCTCTCAACACTGTTAATGTCTAGCGATAACCTAATAGCTCTGTTTCATCTAGCTTTATGTATTTCATTTTAGATCACCGTGATATAAAACATTCGAATCCTTTATAGGTTCCACATTTGTCCATGATCCAGGAATATCCTTGAAACCTAACGCTCCGAGAGTACAATTTTCAATGATTGACCTCTTGGAATAAGCACGGAACCCTCTCACCTCGCCAGTCGGACATCTAAACATTATCATATATGAAACAAACTCATTGTACTTATTGAGTCTGATGCCTATATAGGATATGTAGTCTTCTGGCATATATTCATTTGTACTTTGCTTCTTTCCATGTTCTGCCACGTTCATAATTTACCTTAAACTTTCGCAAGCTTTCAATATTAGCTTAATAACTTCTCAATACTATCAATCCCCAAAGACAAAAGGAAAAGCAGAGTAAACAGGCCTGCTAAACCCCATATAAAAGCGATCTCATTCAAGTTCTTTTTAGTTTTTGGTGTCATCTCCTTGGTTAGAAGATGAGTCAGTTGTTTCATTATGCTTCCCCCCTGAGCGCTGTATCATTTCTTGTAGGCTCATATTTATTAGTAACTTCTCATATGCTCCTACTGGTAGACCTTTACGTTTTGCGCTTCTATCTACAAAGGCGTTGGGACGTTTCTTGCTTACCATTCTCTCTCCTAATGTTTACCTATAAATGGGGTCTGCTTGGCCTCTTTTGGTAAGGCTTCTTTCAAGAACTCAACGGGTATTTTTGTGGGTAGCCAACCATCAGGTTCCTTCACATAGACGATGCCATCTTGCACCCTCCAATAGAGGCGTGCTTGATATGTGCCATTTACAACTCGATGCTGAATGTATTCTGCTGTCACTGTATAACTTATTGGTTCTGCCATCACTCTTTCTCCTTATTTATCATCTCTGCGTGCTTCTGGGTCTCAAGGGCGTCACCTCTATATCCATTTGACTGACCAACATTGCTCATGAGTGTTGACCCTTCTGGCATTACGGTCTTGCTCTTACCCGTATCGAAGTAAACGAATGCGTCCTTCTTAGCCACATAATTAGCATCTATGTAGGATTGAATGTCCTTCTCAGCCTTTTCGATGTATGCTCCGTTTGTCATAAACATAGGGTCATCGTCAATATCGTTTACAAGCTCTTTCAGGATACTGTTTAGTGATCCTTTTTCACGCGTGGAAACCTGTTTTAGGTCTTCCTCAAGGTGGTTATCCACAGGCTTAATGAGATCAAACAAATCTTGACGGCCTTTTTCCTTTATCGACGTATAGCTCACTACCGCGCCGGCTTGCCACTCGCTAAGAGCCTCTAACATTGTCTGAGTTATATCGTGGATCTTTTGCTTAAGTTCTTCATCTGTCATATTATTCACCTATACATCTAGCTGGCGCATATCCAATATTGAGTGGAAAGGTCTTAAATTGCGAACATGGCGCGGTAAACCAAAACGCATAACAGATAATTGATATTGTTAATGCTAATACGGTAATAACTATGTAAAATAACGCGCCTCTATTCTTTCTCACATGACCTCCTTCGGATGCTCTGTAACACATTTCTTGCAAACGGCGTATGCACTTTCTGAGGGATATTCGCCGTCGCCATTGTATACATACCCCTTGTTAATTCTCCCACTGGTCTAATTAGGCGTACTTGTGTCATTAACATTACTTATCCTCCTTATAGAATTGTTCATTAAACATGTGGTGTGACATCGGCAATGTCTTTCGGACAATAAAAGCTGCTAATAAGATGATAGGTTGCATAAAAATGAATAGGACCATTCCCTTTAGCCCATTGTTGTGCACCATAAACGTGAATACTGCCAATTCGGCTGTTAGTGTCGTGAGTCGATCAATGATCCTACAGGCCTTACAGCTATTGGTGTAGAGCATTTGTCTATATGTCATAGTGTTTTCTCCTTATAGCCATGCTCCCTTAATATGTTACGCTGCTTATTGCGTAGAGTATTACGACGAGCGGTATTTGAGTTGGCAACATATCTCATACCACGTCGTTCCCCTGCTTCGTTTTCACCTATCACCACCTTATCAACCCAACCTAAGATAGCTTGTACCGTCTCATCCTCAGTTCTGGCGTACCTTATGTCTTTAGGAAAATCAAGATAACTGCCGAGTTTGTAGCGTTCCAATATCTCTCCTAGCCCCTGTGTGTTGTCTGCTTGTGTACTCATAGGTTCTCCTTTGTGTCTTGCTTAGTGGTGAGGGTGGATTCAAGTTCAGCGATACGCTCCTTGATAGTCATGGCTAGTTCAGGGTCATCTCCAGTCGTCCAAATAATTACCTCATCCACTGGTTCAACACGGCCCAACTCATCCTGCCTTGCCTCTAAAATCTTTTGGGAGATAAGAGCCATGATAGATTCAATAGTCATGTCTGTATCAAACAAGGTAAGCTCATCATCGTGCTGCATCTCAGTGTCAACAAAACACTTCTTTAGCTCCTCCCTCAACCCCTCATCGTCTGGTAAGTTAGTCATTACTGACCTCCTAGATAATCTACAAGGTTGTTCCATTGTTCGATTAATTCCTGGATGAGATCATCGTCACGCTTCTCTATCTCATATCCTTCGCTCGTTTCTATATGGGTATCTATCTTCTGTGGTTGGTTACTCATCTTGTTCTAGCTCCTTCTTTTGGGCGCTAAGGGTTGACTTGAAATATTCTATCCTGCTCTCGATAGACTTGATTGGAACCGCTTTCTCAACATGTTTACTTTCCCAGCTAGTACCAAAAGTACAATCAAGTGCATACATCCTTATGTCTTCAAGAGCTTTAATAGTTGATTTGGTTATTACCTCGTCAGTTGATCGCTCGTCTGATTTAATACCATCGATATAGCCCTGCTTGCGTGCCTCCCGTATCTTCTCCTCATATTCAGCTTTTAGGGTGGCTTCAAGATTATAGATATATGCGTTAAAGTCTTTCTTACTAATACTGAACGAGTCACCACCATCTGGCTCTGTTCCTTGGTGCATTACAGCGACTGCATAGAACGGTTCTCGTAAGGCTTCCGTATCACTAGACATCACTAGGCTCCTTTAGCTCAATACCTGCTTCATGAAGCGCTAGGGTTAGTTTTAGGAGGGCTTTAAGTGGGGTGTCGGATTGTACCCAGTGCTGAGCGGTTGCCGTGTGACGGTAGGCGTTATAAACGTCGTAGTCTGGTAGGTGTTTTCGCTTGTCGGGATGACCCATGATGTGATGTTTTTCGACCCGTGTTTTAGTTGGTAGCTTCTCTAGTAGGTAGTCAGAGGTATAGAGAGGGTGATAGCCTGTGTACTTTGATTCAATACCGTAATCAACGACGCTTTTCTCGGGCATTGATATTTTACCGTTCCAAACACATTGAAGTGTGTCATTCCATTCAGGAAACTTCTCATACACTTCCTTACATAGCTCAAAGAGCTCAGTATCATTACTCATCACTTCCCTCCTCTTGTGTTAGTTTACTCGCTATCTTACTCATACCATTAACTCCCATAAGATTTGACGACGGTTCATTACTCTCGCTCCTTTAGTTGGTTTGGTTCTGTATCGTCCATTACTCAACTCCGAATACTAGTTTGTATTCTGCTTCTAGTTCTTTAATAGCTTTGTATGCGTCGTCAGATGTTCGGTAGTAAGGCAATGTGCTAAATTGCGATGATGTACGAATATAGACATTTAGCTTTTTAATATCGTGGTAATAAATGACTTCATATTTGAACTCGTCGACATTACTCCAATCAGGAGTATACCCAAACTGTAATGCGTAGTCTTTAATCTTCTGAGTAGCTAGGAGGACTTGTTTATGGTGCTCTGCTTCAGATTCAGATTTGAAGTAGTTACCTGTGTTATACCGCCACTCATCTTTAGTACTGTCAGTCTCTATACAATCCCAGGCATCGCCCTCCTCATCAACAAACCAGTATTCTTCCTTACGCCCCGCTCTCCACCGTACATTCTCAGGTGTACTGAACTGTTTCTTAAACTCTTCGTACTTCCCGTCACTTAGGGTGAGGTCTGTGCCGTCTGCTAGTTTAATTGTTTTCATAGTTTACGCCTCGCTTGCCTTAAAGTATTCTTCAACGCTCATACCGAACGCGTGGGCCTGTGCTAAGTCTGCATCGGCTTTCTTGCCTATTTCAGGTTCAACCCATTCAATGTAGAACTTTCCTTTAATAGAGGGATGTTCCATCTTCATACAATATTCGGTACGACCGGTATCCATAAAGTTCTTGACCTCGTACAGCTCAGTAGGAGTATTAAGACTCCACGGGAAGTTTGCGGCACAGTAGTCTTCACCATACATTTCTTGGAGTTTTGTATACTTAAGACCTGTGGCGATTTTCTTAGCACCCATCTGTTCGAGTAGCCGGTCCGGGCGAAGCATCTGAATTGCTACTGCCCTCTGGTCTGCACCTAAGTTGAGTTTTGCAAGCTCTGGTAAAGTAAGTTCTTGAGATACTACTCTTTTCCAAATGTCTTCCTCAAAAGCTACACCGTGTAAGAACCATAGTTTATATCCATCCTTAAATTCGATAGCAGGTAATTGGTCGCTGTCTAATGCATGGCTAGTATCTCTCCGTATCGCTGTGGGACGTCGTGAAACGATTGCGAATCCCCCTAGGAAAATAGCGAAGAATACGCCAGACTGTAAATAGTCGATATATTTCTTTAATCCCTCGTGGTCAGTGATTCCAATTTGATAGAAGAAATCAAGATAGGAGAAGTCATCAGACCTCCACGCTAGAGATTCCCACGCCCAGGTGAATATTTCGAGTTTTTCTTTTTCCACTTGGCCCCACACTTGGTCCCGCACTTGGTCCGACACTTGGTCCGACACTTGGTCCCGCACTTGGTCCCACACTTGGTCCCGCACTTGGTCCCGCACTTGGTCCCGCACTTGGTCCCGCACTTGGTCCCGCACTTGG